TTTTAAACTAGCCGGCAAACAAGTGGAGTATTCAATTCAAGGAACCCCGAGCCATTTTACATATGCCACATCCACTGCATTTGGTAGTGTACCTTATAATATAGAACTCACAGGGGAAACAGTAACACAGGTACTGGTAGGAAATGGTAAAACAGATATCGTTCCTCTTGATTCTACGGGAAAACCAAAAGGATCAGGTAGAGAAGCAACTCTAACTGATACTCCGGGAACAACTAATACTACTAAAGATGCTAAAACTTCTACTGTCTCGACTGATAATTCGGCACAAGCTGAAGTGGATAGACTTGCTGCTAGATATCCAGTAAAAACCTAAAGGTTAATATATGCCATTTACACCCGGTTCAGAATTAAACCCTGCCACTTCTCGTAATCAGGCAACCGCTATCCCTGCTGGTGGGTTGGAAAATTCAGCAAATCAGACTCCCCCGGCCACGGCCGCGGGTGTTAGACAGCCAGCAGGGGCAGCTTTAACCCCGGCCACTACCGCTGCACCGGCCAAGGCACCTGCTGCACCTAAAGGTGGCGCGGCTGGTTCGTACGTTGGATTATGTGATGCAATGAATTCTTATGAAAAAAGTTTGGTTAAAGCTGGGATAGTTGAGTTTGCAAACCAATATGAAATACAATTTGTCCCGGCAAATAAATTAGCCAGTGCAAAAGTTGCACCTAAAGGGCCAACAGAAAAAGCTTCTACCTCCATGGCAAAACCGCCTGGGGCAAAGCCAATAGTTGATCCTAAGGCTACAAGTGTTGATATATCGTCGCAACGATTTGCACTAATTGCAGGGGCACAAATTATTCAGTTTATCAGTATGGTTTTGCAAAATAGCACTTATATTACTGATCAGTTGAAGGCGGTACAAGATCCTACAAACGCAAGCAACCCAGCTACCCCACAATCAGCTACCACCAAGACAACCGATTGGTTTAGAATTTCGGTCAATGCAGTTCCAATAGGCACGACAAAAGATAAGAAAAGAAAAGATTACCCCTACAAGATAACCTATATTGTAACCACATATGCCATTAATCAAATGCAAAGTCAATATTTTAATGACGCAAAATTTAGGGGTATTCACAAATCATATGATTATTGGTTCACCGGAAAAAATACTCAAGTATTACGATATGAGCAGAGTTATAATCGTCAATTCTTTAATGTAATGGGTAGCCGTAATAAATTGCAAGGGGTACAAGGTTCTGCACAAACAGACGATGGCTCACAAGTTCTAGCAAACGGTATTGGAGGCCCAATAAATGTCCCATCGCAAACTGCAACACCTATACAAGGGTCAACTAACGATGCTAATACTCCTGCTGCTACTGCTGCTGATTATTTGTATAGCGCGGCCGATCAAGGCACAGTTAAAATACAAATTGTTGGAGATCCGGCTTGGTTGTTGCAGGGGGAAGTAAAGGGTATAACTGCTAATAGTGTTAATTTTAATGGATTTTATCCTGATGGTAGCGTATGTTACGAAACACAGGAAGTAGTTTTTGCCATTAATTTTAATGCTCCGGCAGATTACAATAATGCACCGGGATCGGGTGGGCCTGCTGGTGGCACTGGATTAATGGATACTGTGTCACGGTCTTCACCAATTAATAGCGCCGGTGGATCAACACAAGCCAGTGCCGCATACAGAGCGACTACAATAAAAAGTACTTTTAGTAAAGGAAGTTTTACACAGGAGTTAAGTGGTACCACACTTACTAATTTAAATGCCAAACAAATAGCCGATGCAAGTAACGGTAGATCAGTCAAAGGGGCCGGCGGCAATGGCGCAGTACGTTCCGACCCCAGTGGTATTGCCTCAACCTCATCCGCCCCGGAATTGGCGAGTGCAGCATCACCCAAATCGGCGGCTGATCAGGTTAATGATTTTGAAGCTGGACTTCCAAAGGAGCCGGCAGCGGCACAGTCCAATGATGTATCTATAGCAGCAACTCAACTGTCAACCCCTCCGGGGCAGACTACATCTAACGGAGAGGATGTGACAAATCGTGATCCTATAATACTTAATACTGATCCAAGAGTTGGCCGCCCCTCGACTGCTGCAGAGCAACGCAACTTATTTCTAGGTGGCCCGCAGACGAACAGTCAACATCAAATGGTAGCAGGAGACGATCGTGGCCCTTAATGTAAACAAAACAACAGGCAAGAATTCGGTATACAACTTTGATAAAGGAAATATGCCCGCGGAGTTTGGGCCATATATCGGGGAAGTAGTCAATAATGTTGATCCCACACGCAGTGGTAGACTACAAGTATACATAACTCAATTCAGTGGCGGTGATAAGACAAACAAATCACTATGGCGCACAGTATCTCCAATTCAACAACAAGGGGGTGCAACACCAAAGACCAGTACATCAACTGGTGTTGGTACATACGGTTCCACTAATAACCAACAAAGTTATGGATCTGCTGCTCCTGGACCTGATATTGGCACACAAGTGTTGTGTATATTTGTTGCAGGGCAAGGCCTGGAAGGTTATTACATAGGTATTATACCAACGCAGGGTGTTAATCATATGACACCTGCTATTGGTGCAACGCCAGCAGCAGTACCACAAAATACAAACCAGTCAACTTATTTTGCCAAGGCCCCACAACTTCCTGTCTCTGAAATCAATAACGCAGAAGAAAATACAGCTATTACCGAGAATCCTAAGTTTTATGATCAGAAAAAGCCGGTACATAGTTATGCAGCACAGGGATTGTTCCAACAGGGTGTAGTTAATGATCCTATTCGAGGTCCTATAACTTCATCCAGTCAGAGGGAAAGTCCCAGTACTGTTTCTGGTATGAGTACACCAGGTAGACCTGTGTACAAGGGTGGATATGATGATGCAACTGTTGTAGAAAAGGTTTCATCGGGATCAGTTCCTGCAGATTCAGTGAGTGTAGTGGGCCGCAAGGGTGGGCATTCTGTGGTACTGGACGATGGTGATGCCAGCGGAAAAAATTCCTTGGTGCGATTTCGTACTGCCAAGGGACACCAGGTTACACTAAGTGATGATGGAAATAATCTCTATATTGCCCACGCAAATGGTCAAGTATGGTTAGAATTTGGACAAGAAGGCACTTTGGACGTTTACACGACAAATTCTATCAATTTGCGTACAGAAGGCACAATAAATTTACATGCTGACAAAGATTTCAATGTATGGGCCGGTGGCAACATCAACATGAAAAGTAATGTAGCAACTACTATGCAGAGCGAGGGAACATTTACCTGCGCCAACAAAGATGTACTGACTCTGTTTAGCCAAGCAACCATAGGAATCAAAAGTAGTGGTGCGTTATCACTTGATGGTAAGACCAGTTCCTGGAATGGCGGCGGTAGTTTAGCGTTACAAGCAGGCACTATAGACTTAAATCCTGGATCTGCCGCATCTGTAGCTATACCACAGGGGCTGGTGGAATATACTATGCCGGATAGTAGTTTTAATGCATCATCTGGGTGGGCAGTAGCATCTGAGGGCGTCAAGAGTATTGTTACTCGAGCACCTGCACACGAACCCTGGCCATATCATAATCAAGGGGTACAAGCAAGTGTTAATTTAAGTGATGGCTCTAATTCAAGTCCGCCCGGCGCACCTACAGTTCCTGCGGGAACAACAATAACTAAGACAGCATAATATGTCAATTTATAACTATACTTTACCATCAGGGTCAAAATATCAAGTAACAGTTCCTGCCGGGACAACACAAGCGCAAGCGGATGATATTTTTTATTCGCAAGTAGCGGCCGGCACATTTGTTGGCTACGAGATAGGCGATACATTAATTAATCCTACCCAGGCCCTGGAAAATTTCGGTATTACTCGACTGCAACGTGGCACAGCGGGTGTAGATGATCAGACTTTATTGGCTATTATATCTGGACTCCCGATAGTTGCATCTTTACCATCTCTGACCTCTCAACCTGTAGCCAATCCAATAGATCAATCAAGTTATATACAAGTTACCAGTACCCCTACTGGCACAGTTAATCTATCATTGCAAGCAGGACAATTAACGCCACAACAAACACAGTCTTTAATGGCACAGATGGCGGCAAACGCAAATAATACTCCTGCTACCTTTACACAAGCTGATGGTATCGGGCTATATGGGTTTAACTGTAATCAACTTGAGCAAGCCGGAATAGTTAAACCCGGTATGAGTCAATTATACTGTCCTCTAGATTCCAATGGTAACAATCCCGCTAATTTTGTTAGTTTTATGTCATCACCTACACCCTGGACAGGATTATATGGCATTACCAGTATTAATGATCTGTTAAATGATGCGGGATTGCAAAATGAAATTCAACAGGACTTATTGCAACAAACTTATGATCAATTAGTGTATAGTGGGGTAGTGGTGCCTCCTAAACCAAAAGTCACCACAGCCAGTATCACTACAGGCCTAGTTTATAATTCATCAGGCACATTAGTGTCAGCCTCTCCGCTATCATTATTGGTAGCAGGGCATAATGATGCTACAAGTTTGCAAAATTCATTTTTAAGTACACTTGGTGTAGCCGGTAGCACTACTAATAAATTATTCACTGACTTAGCTGGCACTCCGTTAGGTAGTGTCCCAGCTGCTATACAGAATTTTGGGTCGGCTGCGGTAGCACAATATACTTCTGGGCTAGCATCATTGTCTACAGGTGCGGTTGGGTTTGCCACTGGGGCGTTGAACGGTGTTACCGCAGCCACTGGTGCAGTTGCCACACAATTATCTGGATTATCTACAGGATTAGTTGGCGGTGCAGTAGCATCAGCGGCTAGTGTGATTCAATCCACAGTTAATGGTGATGTAGGTGCGCTAATGGCGGTGGGAAGTAAATATGGTACCAGTATTGCCAGTGCTTGGTCCAGTACAACTGATTCAATATCTGCATTAGGCTCATCTGTGACTACAGGGGTAGGGTCCTTGGCTGCTGGGATTGGTAGTAGTGTATCAGGACTAGCATCTAATATTACTGCATCTGCCGGTGCAATTGCATCAGGAATTCAAAATCAAGTGACTGCTTTATCATCGGGTATCAGTAGCCTGGCTAAATCTGCACAAGCCAGCATTAACTTTAGTGATTTTTCATTAAGCAGTCTAATATCCAGAGTGCAACCAGCTGCTGGATTTACTAATACAGTCAATAGAGCCACTGTTGATGCAGCAGTGGTGCGGATTATAGGATCGCCACTGATAACCCCACCAGTATATGAATTGCCCTCGATAAAGTCCTTGGGATCAGCATTAGATATTAAGACAGCACAAAATCTATTGTCGAAAACACAATCTCTTGCAAATGGTGCATCTGGTCTACTGACTGGTATTACTGGTGGTAACAATCCACTACAGGGAGCATTATCACAAGTGCAGTCGGTAATAAGTTCAGCGCAGAACGTGCAGCAAACAGCTAACAATGTGGTTTCACAGGCAAAGCGGTTAACCAATAGTATACTGCCCCCGGGCAAATAATTCAGGGTAAATACATATTATGTCAACTTTTATCGGATTCTCAACAGTTAATCGAAACAAAAATTTTGTTTTAGTTGACGATGCCTTGATCAAACAGGATTTATTAAACGCCTTTAATATTAGACAGGGTGAGCTAGTTGGCCGGCCGGGTTATGGTACCTTAATCTGGAATTACCTATTTGAAAATCAGACTCCTGAACTAGAAAGAGCCATTTATCGTGAAGTTCAACGTGTTATTGGTGGTGATCCTAGATTATACCTAAATAATCTCTACATGTATCCCCAGGAAAATGGTATGCTGCTTCAGTTAGATCTTCAGACAGTAGCCACTACTTCTCCACAAATATTATCTATTTTCTTTAATGAAACCTCACGTTCCGCCAGCTATTCTTAATACATAACATAATAATAGCATATTATCGGTAGGATAAATAATTGTAACATTGGAACGACCATGGCTACATCGACAAGACAAACCGTATTATTTGGTGTTGAGGATTGGAAAAAGATCTATCAAACCTACAGTGAAGGCGACTTTCAAAGTTATGACTTTGAAACGTTGCGTAAAAGTTTCATCGATTACCTGCGTCAATATTATCCAGAAACATTCAATGATTATATTGAATCTTCAGAATTCATCGCATTGCTTGATGTCATTGCTTTTATGGGTCAAGCATTGGCTTTCCGTACAGATTTAAATACTCGTGAAAGCTATATCGATACTGCGGAACGTCGTGATAGCGTTATTAAACTGGCTAATCTAGTTTCTTATACTCCACAACGTAATACCGCAGCCAGCGGCTATCTAAAAGTAAACTCGGTTGTGACTACAGAAAATGTGTCTGACTATAATGGTGTAAATTTAGCTAATATTACTGTTAATTGGGCAGATCCCAGCAATTTTGATTGGCAAGAACAATTTATTTCAATAATAAATGCATCTCTGGTCAATACACAATATATTGGTTCTCCAGGTAATGATCAAGTGCTGTTGGGTGTAGATACACAAGAGTATACTATTAACCTAGTACCCGGATATCTTCCGGTAATCCCATACACATCAACGGTTAATGGTGTTAGTATGCCATTTGAGGCGGTTAATTCTACATCTCTGGGCCAGACTTATATATATGAACCACCACCATTGCCCAATGGCCAGTTCAATATTTTATTCCGTAATGATCAGCTGGGATTCCAGTCAGCTAATACAGGTTTCTTTTTCTTCTTTAAACAGGGCACACTATTAAACCAAGATTTTAATCTAGTGGAGCAGGTATCTAATCGTACTGTTGATATCAATGTAGAGGGAGTTAATAATACCGATGTATGGTTATATCAATTAGATAACCTAGGCAACGCTAAAACTATTTGGGGTCGTGTACCTTCAGTATATGCTGCCGCAGTTGAGCAAATGACCCCATCAATACGTAATGTATATTCTGTAACCAGCCGCACTAACGATCAAATAACATTAGTATTTGGTGATAATGTGTTTGCTACTATTCCGGTAGGTCAATTTAGAAATTATGTGCGTGCATCCAATGGATTACAGTATATTATCAACCCAGAAGAAATGCAGTCTGTGCAAATTCCTATCAGTTATGTTAGTCGTACAGGGCAGATAGAAACTATTACTTTTAATTGTGGAATTACCAGCCCAGTAACTAATGCAGCGCCACGTGAAACTATCGATCAAATCAAACAGCGTGCCCCGGCCCGTTATTACACACAAAATCGTATGGTTAATGGAGAAGATTATACTAATTTTCCATTTACTACGTACAATTCTATTATTAAAAGTGCTGCGCTAAATCGCAGCTCTATTGGTACTAGCCGTTATTTAGATTTGGTAGACCCTACTGGTAAGTATTCGTCAACCAATGTTTTTGCTGATGATGGAGCATTATGGTATATTAACAATACACCCGCCTTTAACTTTACCTATCAGACTACTAATGATATCAATAATGTTATTTTGAATGACATTACTCCTATATTATTAAAAGAGACGTTTAAGCAATTTTACTACGCTTACTTTCCACGTCCTAGCTTAACATCATTGAATTACTCTTGGCATGAAAGTACAACTATAGTAAATGAAACTACTGGTTATTTTCAAAATAGCAGCGGTGTGCCTGTTCCTATTGGGCCAACTGCCAGTAATAATGCAAAGTATATTGTTGAAACTGCATTAGTAAAATTTGTACCTCCCGCAGGATATTATTTTAATAAAAATAATGAATTAAAACCCGGAGTACCTACTTCGGACGATGACCATCTGTACATCTGGGCAAGCCCCACTGCTATTGATGGTAATGGGACCAATGGCGGATTAGGTAACTTAATAGATGGCACGGGCCCGGTGGTATTGAACACCTATGTACCCACAGGTGCTATCCCTGTGCAAGTTATTCCTGAACTAACAACAAAATTCAGTTCAAGTGTACAAACTGCGATTCTTAATCAGATTTATTTGAATCAAAACTTTGGATTAGGATACGACAGTACTGGTGCAATTACTGGCACACCCTACACATGGTATCTTATTACTGCTGCTAATCTAGCGGTGAACGCAACCTGGAGCCAGCAATTTGCAGGTAATACTACAGGTGCTGGTTTAGACTCTAGTTGGATGATACAAGCAACATATGATGGTTCACAATATACGGTTAAATCCAGAAGCCTTGACTACTATTTTGGTAGCGTATTAGAAGTTCGTTTCTTCTTCGATACAGCACAAGCAATCTACGACAGCCGTACTGGCACAGTTATTTCAGATTTTGTCAAGGTATTAAAATCAAATAGCCAGGCAAATAGCAATGCTCCGCTGCTTGGTGATATTCCACTTAAAATCATTGCGCAACCGGTGCTGAGTGACGGATTAGTTGATGATTTCCAAGTAATAGTTGGGTATGAAGATTATAATAATGACGGTATTCCTACAGATCCTGATTTCTTCCAGTCAATTGTCGGGGTGCCGCCATCGGATACTACACTTCCGTTGCCTTACGTCTATTTCCAATTGACTACAGATTTTGATAATTTACAACGTTACTTGTTGCAGCCATCTGGTGTGGTTAATGATAACTACGCTACATTGTCGGCAATTCAAATGGTTACGGAACAGTATCCAACAGGTCAGGTATTTTATGCTTACCAAGAAAATAATTTTTATGTGTTGACCCTGACATTAGCAGGTCAAAGAATACTGACATTAACTTCGAATTGGGTAGCACAAGTTGGCCGGCAAGACCTATATTTTCAATATCGTCATAACTCGTCTCTAACTAATCTTATTGATCCGGGTAGTTCTAATATTATTGATTTATATGTGGTAACTTTGGAATATTACACGGCCTATATAGCATGGATAAGTGATACAACTAACACAGTTCCTCAGCCGCTACCCCCGACTATTGATGAATTGACCACAAATTATGCAGGATTGCAGAATTATAAGATGATTAGTGACAATATGATTCTTAACAGCGTGGAATTTTTACCACTTTTTGGTAGCAAGGCTCCGGAAGCATTGCGAGCTACTATCAAGGTTATACCCGCTGCGAATACCAATGCCAGTAATAATCAAATACAAAATCTTGTGCTAGCTTCTATGAACGCATATTTTGATATTGCTAACTGGAGTTTTGGCCAAACTTTTTACTTCTCAGAATTAGCTGCTTACATACATTCACAAATAGGGACATATGTAGCGTCAGTAGTGTTAGTCCCTCTCAATACACAAAAATCGTTTGGTGATATGTATGAAATACAATGTGCTCCATACCAAATTTTTGTTAATGGTGCAACAATCAATAATATTGAAGTTATACAAACATTGACCAGCACTAATTTACAAACTGCCCCTGGTAGTGGAGCAATTTAATGGCCGCAACAATTCGTTCTGTTGATTTTTTACCGGAAATTTTTCAAACTCCGGCGAACAAGCAGTTTTTATCAGCAACTCTTGATCAGTTAATACAGGAACCCAAGTATAAACAGACTCAAGGGTTTATTGGTCGAAAGGTTGGACCCGGTGTTAAACCTACAGATAACTATGTCATTGAACCCACGGTCATACGTAACAATTATCAACTAGAACCCGGTGTAGTTAGTATAGATCCTAACACGGCTAAAGTTGTCGATGGTATCACTTACCCTGGTATACTGGCTGCAATTGGTACGGAAGGTGGATTTACCAAGAAGGCCGATAGGTTATTTGAAAGTGAATATTATACCTGGGATCCTTTTGTAGATTTTGACAAGTATAATAATTATGCTCAGTATTTCTGGTTGCCCAATGGCCCGGACGTAGTTACAGTCGCGCCAACTTATGTACCAACCGAAGAAACTTTTACAGTTACTCGTAGTAATGGTGCATATACCTTTACCGGATACGATGGTAATAACCCATCTTTAACTTTGGTTCGAAATGGTACTTATAATTTTGTTGTAGAACAGAATCAAGCAGTAACTATTCAGTATCGTGTAACAAAT